AGTTGCTGGTCGCTTACCATTTGCCCTTCCAACTTAAAACCGCCGATAGTTGTAGGTGTTCCGTCGTTCCAAAGCGGGTGTGTAAGTGTTACGGTAAACTGTCCCGCCGCTATAACAGAATGATTAGCCATTTTTTACCTCCTTATTTCGTCGGCTGTGTAACGTACAATTTGCCGTATACAGTTACGCTTCTGAGTCTGTCAATGTAAGAAGCCCGCCAAGCGTTAGCAACAATGAAAGAATCTGCACTTGCTGGCAAGTCCTTAAACAAAGGCGCTGTAATCGAGAAATCGGCAAGCCGTCCCATATCAACAAACGGCTTTACTTCAGCGGAAACAAGCAACAAAATTGCTTGATACTGTACATTGTTTCGGAACTTGTTGCGCTGTGTAATGTATTCTGCTGTCTTTACTTTGCACACGAACTCAATGTATGCTTTTACCCATTCCGCACCGACAACATCGCCGTTAAGAGTCAAAGAACCCTCTGTAACTACATTTGCGGTATCATTCCCCACATATGTATTATAGCCGATATGTTGCAAATCGAGCGCTGCTTTCTCCGTGCTAGTCAAATTAAGGCGGTTTCCGTCTGAGTCAAGCGCTCCCGACGCCTTAATAGTTGAAAATGCGTGCATATCGACATCGTTACCGATTGGTGTGCCTGTCGAGTTTACCGCTCCGAGCGTGTCGCCCAACTGTGCGAGCGCGGCGTTAATTGTCGTATCGGGATTGTACACGACACGAGATTTTGCATTTACTGCATTCAACGCCGTAACAATTGCACTTGTAGAAGTCAATGCGTTAACGTCTGAAATTCCAATCCAATGCGCGCTATAAAGCGTATCGGCTAAACACAATTGCGCTAGAGAAGCGTTTTCTGTCTGGTATTTTGTTGCGTCGTCTGAGTACAAGAATTTGAAATACGCATAGTATTTTTCATTTTCATACACTGTTTTGAGCGGCGCGGTTGCTGGAATAGTTACGGGTTTTTCGCCCGACGTGTCTTGTGTTTCTGTATCATACAATGCAATCGCAAGTTTTGCGCTCACGGCGCTTGTAAAAAATGGAATAAGCCAATTTTTCAAGCCGCCTGCCGTCAATGCGCTGTAATTGCTTGAATTAAGTTCAATCTTATCACCTGCTTTTGCTGTCGTTACACCCGGCAACAAAGAAGCCGCAAGATTGACATTCATAAAAATGATAGCACGAGAATACGCCGCGCCCGGAACTGTTTCAATAACAGTTTCAATCGGGAATTGTACGTTATCCTGTGCAATAGAGTTTTTGAATTCACTCATTTATAACGCCTCCTATTTCTACACTTGTTAAAGGTTTTTGAGTTGTATCTATCTTATCATACCATAGAATTTTTAATTCTGGTACATTCCACGCTACCACATCATTATTTCCGTCTTGATAGAAATCCGATGAGATAGCGTTTTTATCGCTATATAAAACTGCTCCGCCGACTTTTTCAAACTCTGCTTTTACATCGGCGCGCATATTCCAAAATGCAACACTTTGCGCTAATTGCTCCGCAAGGACTCCGACAAATTGCAACTCTATAATAGCGAGTTTCAAAACAACTACACTATTAACGCCGTTTTCCAATTCTTGATACATCGGCGCTGTTCTAGCCGTATTGCTTTTAATGCGGTATGCACACCAAGTTTCAACGTCGTTGTTTACTTCTTGCGGATTCCACCAATTGCCCTGTTTTGGTACAACATACTTTTCATCAACCGAAAGAACCGCCGCCAATATTCCACGAAGCGACATCTGATTTAGTTGCATTACCTACCACCTTTTGCAATGAATAGCGATAAAACCCGCCCTCAAAGTTCCAATCATTTACAGAAATTAAACGGTAATAATTGCCGTCTGGGTGTCGTAAAAACATACCTTCAAGCCCGTTTTCTGTTGTCCATAATTCCAAGCCGTCTGAGCGTATCAAATTGCCGTTAGCGTCTTTAAGTTGCCCGCCTGTTGAATGTTGATATATGCCGATTATATCTCTTTCTGAGCCGTCTACTACTGAATAACCGCCGTTTATTTTTGCTGTCATACTAAACACGGTTACTGTTCGATTTTGCTCTGAAAACGATAGAAGCATATCACCATATACACCCGCCATTTATTGCTACTCCTCTAAGACATATTCGACACTGTTAATTAAGTCTGCACCGTCTATCAGAGGCGTATCGCTACCTTTGTATTCTATTGTTTTAGGGCTATTAGGCTTGTTTGTCTTATAGTAATCCCCTCGAACAAAACTTTGAACGGCTCCGACTGCCATAGTTCCGACTTTATCCCAGTTCGCTTTTTTCTCTTGTTTTATAGCGTTTAGTTGCTCTTCAATAGCCTTTTTAATGTTCTCTTTCTCTGCGTTTATTCCTTCTTCAATAAAAGGCCTAGGCGGGATTTTTGCCGTTCCAAAAGTCAGCATTTTTGCAAGTTCTGCATTTTCCCACTGTTTAGCGGGTTTTCTGTATTCTGCATTTTTGCCTTTTCCTTTTTTATGCAATGTTTCAACGTGTTGCTTTCCACTTAAAAAACCGACCGCAATATTCACATTTGCATTCTGTGCAAAATCACGGATTTTTTGAGTATTTACAGTTGATTGCAATTGTAACTGAATATCAAGCATAAATAGAAAACCTTTCGGGGATAGCCATTAACATACCTAGCGCTTTTTGTCCGAAAACATTGCTATTAAGTTGTTTTAATCCTTCTGGCGCTCCAATATCGCCAAAACTTAACGACGTGCCGCCGATTGATTTTGAGTTTAACGACATTCCGCCGTTTCCCATTACACCGACTGCCGCCGAAGGATTTGTATCAAGCAACCACCAACCAACAAGCAAAGAGAAGCAAAGATTTTGTTTTGCTTGTCTTAATTCTGCGGGTAATTTGTGCCAACAATCAAACACGCCCGAAAACATAACAATAACAGTTTCATAAGCACTGTTTATTTCTTCATCTGTGAGAGTAGGAAAATTGTGTGCAAACTTAAAATCTGCTCTTGTCATATTTTCGTTAATCCTTATTTGCGTTTACGGCTTTTCTTTTCGGTTGCTGTTTCGCTTGTTGCTTCATTTTCTGCGAAAGGCTCAAAACTTTCAGTTTCTGTGCTTTCAGCGCTTTCTGTATCGGCTTCTTTCTTTTCCAATTCTGCAAGGCGTGCTTTCAATGCTTCGTTTTCTGCCTTGAGTTTTTCAGCGGCTTCTGTTGCTTCGTTGACTCTTTGAGCGGGAGGAATGTAAGCCGTCGGAATATGGTTAAGAATACGGATTTTCTTTTTATTCAGCAACTCGCGGAAAAATGGCTCTGCATTTGTAAGCCTTTCAATTTCTTTTTCTGTAAACTCTGCAATGTTTTTCATTTCGCCCACTGCAGAACGCGCGGGAATAGTTTTTCCAATGCTTGAAAATGTTACTGGATACTGATAAAAACTTTGAATATACTTCATTCAAAACTCCTTTAGTAAAAATAGAATATGCCCTTTTTAGACATATCCTATTTTATACCATTTTTACGCTTTTGTGTATGTACCTGCAAACACTTCTGAATCAAGCAATCCGTCTTTAACTGCAATAGCCTTGATTGTTGTCGTTGCGCTCAAAGAAATTGCTGTTGTGTACTTTGTGCTTGATGTTGTAGGTGTCGAACCGTCTACTGTATAGTAGATTTCCGCGCCCGTTGTTGCCGTTGCAAGTGTTACGCTTTCAGTGCTTGCAAAAGTTGCTGGCGCTGGCGGCGTTGCTGTAGGTGTTGCAACTGCGCGCTTTGTTGTGCCGAAGCCTGTGTAAACCTTAACCGCCGCACCGACTGGCGCAAATACACCCGCATAACGGCGCAAAACTGCGTGCTGTTGGTCATATGCGTTTGGTGTTACTGGATATGTAAAATCCTCAAGCGGAATACCGAGCAAAAGCAAGTCCTGCTTTTCGTCATCTGGTCCTGCTCCAATCTCTGGCGCTGTGATAACGAGTTTATCGCTATTTGACGGGTTGAAATCCGTGTTAGCGCTCAAGAATGGGTCAGCATAGAATTCGACTTTCGGCTTTGTGCCGTCTTTTGTAACGCCTGCGTTGAAGTTTTCGTCAAAAATTGCAATAGCGCTCTTTGCTTCGTAATTGTTGCTGTATGGGACGCTTGTAAGCAAGTTGTATGCTTTCGGCGACATTGCGACGCGAACAATATCAAACTTGTTCTGAGAAGCGCCCATAAAGTCAGTAATTGCACCTGAAAGGGCTTTATACATTGTATAACCCTTGTTTGTGTTTGTGTCGTCGTTTGCAATCTCTTCAAGAGTCTGTCCACTCCAAGAGGTCTCGCCGTTAATGTCAAGCAAGCCGAGTGTATTTGTTGACTCATTGCCGTAATACGTCAAGTAGTCTGTAATCATATCGATTACATACTGAGCATAGCGCTGTTTCTCCACCATAAGCGCGCTTGCATAAGGAGAAGAACCCTCACTCTTTGCGCGTTCCATTTCCTCAACTGTATAGTTAAAGAAAACTTTGATGTTGATAATAGCGGCGCTCATAATACCGCCCTGCACGTTCACATTCTGCTTGAGGTTAGCGCCGACAGTTCCCGCCTCGTCAATCAAACCCCAACCCGAATATGAAGCCATCTGCAAATTCATTACTTCCGCCCAAGGATTTGAACCTGACAAGCGCTTTACAAGGTTTCGAGCGTGAGAGTAAAGAAGCGGCTGTTTGAAAATCTCAGGGAAGTAGGAAGCATTCCACGGCGAAATAGTCTGCATTGCAATCAATTCACCGCTATCACCGACGAATGACTTAACGCCCGATTTTGCAAAGTACATATCATACTTTCCGCTTCGTGGATTGTATGAAGGTACAATGTTCACACTATGCGCGTCTTTTGCAAACATTGCGTTAAGTTCTGGTGTTGAAATCTGGCGTCCAATCAAACCGCTATCACCAACATAAAGCGGCTTCTGCACCGCGCTTGCGGGAATGCCATATTTTGGCTCACTTGCGCGCCCAATCTGCAAAGTCGCGTCGCGCAACAAGGTATTTGCTTTTCCGTTACGGTTTACAAGTTTATCCGCAACTTTTCCGAGTTTTGAAAATTCTTTCGAGCAATCAATAAACATATTTTTTTACTCCTTTTTTTTAAGACAACCAAATATATGCACTGTCAGCGGTAACTTCGACAACTGTAGCACCTGCCAAAATTGTGCAACCTGAGTCAGCGCTTGAAGAAGCACCGATAAACTCAATAACGCCTGTTGTGTCGTTAAATTCAACTTTAGCGCCAACAATTGGAGCAATTGCATTAGCGCCTGCAGTAGTCCATTTGTCAAAACGAACCAAACCTTTTGACGCAAAGGAACACGGCAAGCCCGCAAGGTATTTGTCTGGGTGTGCTGGAGCATTCTGTGCGATAGCGTCATCATAAACACTAATGCCGCGAATAACATTGCCACTTCCCGCGCCTGCAACGATATTGCTAGAGTTATCATTAGGCGCGGAAACAACAACACCAAACGGCAAGCCATTCGGCTGGTTTACCTCGTCGACAATTCCGCCGAGTTTAAGATAGCCCTCCTGCAATGGTACAACCTGAGCATTAGGCTTTGACTGTCCCTTAAATCCGATTGACAATGAAAGATTTGAATCCATTTTTTTACCTCCTTTTTTTTATGCTCTGCGATTTTTCAACATATTAAACAAGTTGTTAACATTTGCGCTAGAAGCATTCCCAAGCGCAACCGCAACACGGTGTCCGCTGTCTTTTGTGCAACCGTCTGCAACCTCTTTTTCTTCTTTGACTTTCTCGACTGTTTCGCCCTCGTCAGTTGCTGGAGCGGTTACGGTGGCGGCGTCCTCGTCAAAACGGCGCTTGATATACTGATAGAGTTCCTCTTTTTCCTCGTCGCTCAAGCCGTCTTTAACAACCTCTTTTTCTTTCTCGACAGTTTCGCCCTCGTCGGTTGTTTCTTTAACAACCTCTTTTTCTTTCTCGACGGTTTCGCCCTCGTCAACTGCTGGAGCGTCTGCATTTGCGCTAGTGTCAAGTTTTTCATACAGTCCCGCAACCATATCGACGGCTTCTGTCGCTGTGTCTGGGTCCTGCTCTTTGACAGTGCGGAAATCCTCAAGATAGCGTGAAAGTTGCTCTTTCTCGTCGCTGTCTGGCAAGTCATCAATTGATACTTTCAGTTCATCAACTTTTGCATTGATATCATCATCTGAAAGACTCTCTGCATTTTCGACAAGGGCGGTCAACTCTCCGCGAAAGTCTGCGCCTGTGTCTTTTACCTGCAAGCGCTTGCGCGCCGCTCTAAACAATCCTGTTAACAGTTTCATTTTTTTTACACCCCTGTATAAAAAAGTATACTCTTAAAGAGTTTATTACATTTGTTTTAATTTTGCAACTTGTTTTATTTTACGTCAAGAATTCTATTCATTAACTCTTCTTTTGTTTCTACGCCTCCTAAAAAAATATCAATTTGCCCCGAAGCACTCTCGTTTAGTCCTGCGCCTAAATCTTTCATCTTATCTGCGAAGAGTTTCTCTCCCTTGTTAAACAACAGATTAGCAAGGGCAATTGTCGCTTTATCTGGCTTCTTTTCGTCAAAAAGGCTTTGCTGTTTTACATAGTTGTCTATAGTTTTCCAATCGTCGCTTTTTGATACCGTTATAGCAAGGTCAACGGCTTCATTCAATTCTTGATTGAAAGAATATTCGTTCCCAGTTCCTTTATTTTCCACGAGTGGCATAATAGCGCGAATAAGTTTTTTTCGTATTGCTTTCCCGCCCTCGCTATCACAAGCGCGTATATTGTCTTCATTCAAAATTGAGCCGACTAAAACAGTTTCAACAAAATCTTTTCCCGTGTTGTTAAGCAAGCCGTCTGACTGCAAATATTGCGCTTTTTCGTTATCTCCGATGATACCCGCATTTATCAATTTTTGTACGAACTCTTGCCCGCCTTTTTTGTCGGCGTAAAGTTCGCCCATTGTATCATATCCGTTAATACTTTCGGCTATGCTTGAAATCTTTTGCGGGTTTAGTGTCTTTGTAAGTTTTACGGCTTTTTCTACATTGTTCATAGTCTTTTTAGTGTCCTTGTTATACTGTGAAAATTCTTCTGTTGTGTAATCCCCTGTATGTTCTTTGTCAATTTCTAGTATCAAGCGCGGGTGTTCAAAACCCTGTAAAGCGCTTTCGTCGAATCCGAATTCATCTGCCATTTCTTTAAGGTCTGCAATATAGGCTTTGTCTATTCCACGCTTCGCCGCTAACTTGCTCGACATTGTGCGATTGTTTCCCGATACTACTACACCGTCTTTTGTTACTATAGGCGCGTCCTGTAATGCAAGACTGTTGAAGTTGCTTGCAATTTTAAGAACGCTCTCTCTAGCGTCCATATCGTTTTTATAATCGCGGTCGTTAATGTTTCTCCCGTCTGGAGTCGTCGGGAAGTTTTCGCTACTCTCGAAAGTGTGTTCATTATGGCTAGCCGTCGGCGCGTCTGCTTCTACGATTTTATAATGACATTTGATTTTTTCGCCGTTAGGAAGCGTAAATGTCTTTTTATATCCCGTAACACTTTTTGACGCTTCGTATTTATCACGAATTGCCTTTATGTTTGGATTAGTATCAACAGTTCTTTCTTCTTTGGGTGTTTCGCTTTCTTGAGTCTGCTTTTCGCCCTCTTTCTTTGCGCTGTTAATGCGTGTTTTGCTTTCGTTCACGGCGTCTTTGAGCCTTTGCACTACTGGTAACAATTTACCGTCTTTGTCATAAAATCGGCTTATATTAGCGTTTACCAAGTCCATTAACTCATCTACACTTTGCGCCGCTTTGATTTTCTTGACGGCGGCGGTAACGGCAAGACTCGCGCCGCGTCCCTCTTTTTCGTAGATTTTTACCCATTTCCCGCCTTGCTTTCTATAGTCGCCGTCGCTTCTATGTCTTACAGTACCTTCCGCATACTTCACATCAGTAACAAGCGCACCCGCGTCGGCGGTTTCTGCTTGCATTTCGAGAACATCAGCAATTTCGTTTCGCAATGCGATAAAATCAAAAAGAGATAGATTGTTTTCGCCTGTGTCTTTAATAAGGTCTTTCACCATATCGAAAACTGTTTTTCTTTTGGGTATGTTTTCGCCTGTGTCTAGCACAACGGCATTTTCTCCCCCACGTCCAATTGGTAACAATGCAAGGTGATTAACGCTAGTAATTTTATTCATAATTATGTCGTATTGCTCGCCGTTCGGGGCTGTGCCTTGTTGCCAAGCAAACTCCCCGTTATATCCCGGGGAAAGTTGTATCTCGCCGTTGTTATACGCCGTCAATGCTTCGTTATCGTAAATAATAAGTGTTGAGCGTATTCCGACTTCATTATTTACCATATCGATATAAGGTTTTTCGCCCGTCCAACCAAGTGCAAGCGCGCGGAAGTTTTCGCCGTTAACGGGTGTGTTTGGGTGGTTATGTGTGAGCGGTAAACTAGCAAATAAATCAACTGCTTGCGCTAATACTGTTGATGGTCTATACACGCTATAGATTTCTTTGCCTTTTGCCCATTCTGGAGCGGGTGGCAAGCGTAAAGAGGGGAGTTCACTAGCCGCATATGGATAAATCCCACTCAATGCAATTCTAATATTTTTCAATTCTGGCATTTTTTACCCCTATTTTAATCCGAATTGTTTTTTATCGGCTTCTGAAAGAGTTTTCTTCTTGCCGTCAATATAAACAGAATACCCGCTTTTTTCGCTTCCGTATACTTTACCATTCCAAAAGCCATTTTTAACTATATCGGGTTTCCCGTTAGCCTTAATATAATCATCTATTTGCGTTTGCCTGTTATCATAACCTTGTTTAGTAGATTGTTCATCTTTCATCTGTTTCATCTTATTTTCAACAAGTTGAATATAAGTTTTATTTACTGTATCCGCAAAATCTTTATCAGTTTTCAAGCGCTCTATGATTGATTTTTCTTCTGGTGTATTTGCGTTCTTTTCCATTTTCGCAATGTTTGACGGATACGAAAACACATTATCGCTTTTCTTATACTTCTCCCAATCACTAGGATTTTTTATTGCTTTGCTTGCAAGATTCGAAATATCAAGCGCGGAATTTTCAAGGCTTATATCTAACAAATGGTTTTCTAAGTTAGTAACACTTTTCTGCGTTTCTTTTTGAGTTTCTTTCTTTTCTTTCTCTTGTTTCTGCCAAGCGTCAACTTGTTTCTTTTGCTCCGCTGTTATACTCTTTTCTTTGCCGTCAACATAGACACGATAGCCATATTTTGCATTGCCGTATACTTTGCCATTAAAACGCCCGTTTAAAAAATCTGGCTTTTCGATTTTCTGCGTCGGTGTTTCGGCGGGTGTTGACGGCTGTTTTTTATCCTCGTCGCTCGTCGTTTTTACTTTTTGAGTCTGCTTTTCGCCCTCTTTCGCTTTGCGCTCTGTGTTGATACGCGCCTTGCTCTCGTTTACCGCGTCGCGCAAGCGTGCAACTACTGGCAATAATTTGCCGTTCTTATCGTAGAAGCGTGAGATATTAGCGTTTACCAGGTCCATAAGTTCATCGACGCTTTGCGCCGCTTTAATCTTTTTGACTGCGTGAGTAACGGCAAGACTCGCGCCGCGTCCCTCTTTTTCGTAGATTTTTACCCACTTTCTGCCCTGCTTTCTATAGTCGCCGTCTTTGCGACTTCTCACTGTACCTTCCGCATATTTTACATCGGTAACGAGCGCACCGCCGTCGTCGGTTTCGCCCTCAAGAGTAGCAATCAGTTCTTTCTTAATTTCAATAAAATCAAATACTGTCATATCACAATCCTAATAAACTTCGCCCGCCTTGCAATAATTTCATAAGTTCAGATTTACCGACTTTGCTCGCCGCCGTCGAACCCATATCACTGGCACCGCCCGCAACATCTGCGTCTGCATTCTTTTCGGTTTCTGTCATTTCGGCTTCATTCATATCTATAACTTTGATTTCTTGCAAAGTCATCTTGAAGCCCATTTTGTTTTTTACATCTTTTTGATAATACGTTTCAAGGTGAGAAATAACACAATTCAGATATGGAAAGTTATCCATATCTTTGTACATAATTCTCGCGCCTTCTCTGTATGCTTGCCAAAGAAGCATACAATTCAAGTCAAGAATAGGCGTGAATAAACAAGTTTTCTCAAGTGCAATATTACCGGGAATATATCCTGATAAGTTCCAACTTAAAGGCTCAGGCGATACATTATCAGATAAATATTGCTTTATTCCCGTGCCTGGTACGACTACGGGATATTTTGCAACTTCCGCATTAGATTGTTTCGAGTAATTTTCAACTTCAAGCGATATAGCCCACGGAATAACGCCCGTTGAAACAATCATAGGATTATCTAATAGGCTTTTCGCCATTTTAAGGGCAGTATTATCCCCCGCAACTATAGCCGCTCCTAATTGCATATTTTACCCCTTAATCATTCCCGCTTGTGTCGTCGGCTTCTGGCTTCTTGCCATACTTAAGCCATTCATATGTAGTATTCAGCACTGGTGCAATTTTTCGTAAATCGTCGTCAGAAGGATTACAATAAGGCACGCCCGTCATCCACGAATGCAACGGGATTTTTGCTCTTTTCGCAATTTCATTCCAAGATAATTTTGTTTTTAATTTGGCTTCGTAAACTCTGCGATATACTGGAGTCCAACCCATTTTTACACCTCTTTTTATTCTGAATATTCGACGGGAACAAGCCCGCACCTGCAATTATAATCATCTATTTCAATCGGCAAATTGTCAATAGAGAAAATCATACCTTGTAATTCTGTATGCGCTCTATGATATACGCCGTTTTTGTCTGTGTAACTCTTGTTTCTTACTCGCCCGTCGTTACACGTTACCCATTTTAATTTTGTTACGCCCGCCGCCTTAAAAGTTGCAAGAGTACACGCCTTGTTAAATCTCTGCATTTGGTCGCGAGCAAAAAGGCGGCTTAAATGCTTCCCCGCGTCAAAGGCTTCTTTCGTTATGTCGTCAAGCGTTAAATCATCGGTAAACCCTAGCGCATAGTCGTTTATTCTTGTTAAGATTTTCGCTTTAATTAAGTCTTTCTCCCCGTTTAGGCGCTCCATACTGTTGTTAATATAGCGCTGTTTGATTTCGTCAAGGTTTCGGGCGAAAAACTCTTGTTTATCGATTGAAAAGGATTGCACTATTCTGTTAAGTTTATCGTCCGCGTCGAGAAAAAGGCGCTTCATATAATCCTTTTGATTAGCCCCGAAAACCTTTGCAAGTTCATTCGTTATGTCAAGCCCTAATTCTTGCTGTAGATTTTCTGGCTCTGCTGTTGTGTCTTGCCATTCTTGTTTTAATTCATTGACAAGATTCAGCATTTTATTACGCTTCTCTTGCTCTTGCTGTTGTTTCCTTAAATCGTCAAAATACTTCTGTAAAAACTCTTGCTCATCTTCCCAGGAGTCTACAACCATTTCTTTGCTTGTTAAATGCTTTCTAATATCGCTCATAATCTTTCGTACAAGCGATTTATATTTTCGCTCCAATGCTTGCGCTAGTCTGTCTTGCAACGAAAATAAAGGGCGTGGAATGCCTTGCCGTTGCATTCTCAAGAAGCCCTTTTTCGTTCGAGCGCCGTATATATAGCCGTTTCTTGATATTGGATAGTCCATATATCTAGTATATATCGACGCGGGTAATTATTCAAATAATTGTTTAGGCGTTACTTCTAGCACATTGCACAATCTGGCTAAAGTTTCCGCCCTCGCAAATCTAAACCCTGTTTCTATATATGTTATAGTATTCGGATTCACGCCTACAATTTCCGCTAGTTTCGCTTGAGTGAGTTTCTTTTTCTTGCGGTATTTCTTCACGTTATCGCCAAACGTGAAATATATATCATAACTTGTATATTTTTTCATTCTTTCCTCATAGCCATTCTTGCAAAATCTCCATTGTTACGCCATTCTTGTATTTTTCTTTGAGCGCCTGAATTTTCTCTTTTTGTTTATTTCCTAAGTCTAAGCAACTGCATAACGGCGGACTTTGCAATGTTATACAAAGTCGTTTATTAAGAACTTTTCCGCAATTAATGCACTCAATTTCACAAAATCGACTAATAATATTGATTATTTTCCAATTCTGGATTACATAACCAATGTTATACTTTCGCTTACCGCTCAATCTTTAACTCCGCAAGTCGAACCGTCAAGGAATTGAAAATTCTCAAACAATACACATAAGCTATAATATTTATTGTCTATTGCTACTAATTGCTTGTAATCTTCGTTGTCAACATATCCCGTTATCAAGTATCTGTCGTTATTGTCTTTTTTACTAGACTTCACCCAAATCAACGGATATGCATAAGACGGCGTTTTTGTCTTAAAACGCTTCACAAACTCTGTTGTCAATTCATCGATAGAAGCAAAAGCACGATACTCTTTTTCTGCTGTTTTTTCTTGCGCTGGTCTGTAATGAAACTTGTACCAATTCGGCTCTTCGTTCTCGAAAAGTCGCCATACAGAACTTTCGTTTTCATCTGGCTCTGCATATTCCATTTCTATTTTCTTGCCCTCGTGCCAAGCCTTAAACGCTTCTACATTGCGTTCTGGACATACAAGATATGCAAAACTATAAGGAACATTGTGCTCATCTACAAATCTACACTCTTCCTCTTCGTCGTCGTAGATGTTAGAGAGTTTAGAAATATATTTACTATCTTCCGCTACTTTTAACCTAATGCTTCGTGCAGAATCCGCAAGATAAACAATGTCTCCGACTTGCAAGTCATCAGCATTAAACATTGTATATACTTTGCTCTTATCAAAAATCATATAGTCTCCTTTAATCTGTTGTATTTATAAGTTTTAGTTTTCAGTATTGCTTTTTGTTTTTCCATAAACTCCCTCAATCAAACAATGTACTTTCTATTCTGTAACCAATTCTTCGGTATTCCTTATAAACTGGATTCCAGATAATCTCACATTGTTTTCTTTCAGCAGGCATATAACAAGCCATAATATCAAGTTGTTTCTGTAAGTCCGTAGAATATGGACAACCTTTGCAACCTGTTCTTTTGAAGTTATAAGGCGGATAATACAACTTACACAATTCAACTTTATAAACTTTTACAAACTCGTTTATAAAATCATCTGTCAGCGGTAATAATGGGTGAAACTTTTTAAGTTCTTTGCAGTTATCATCATAGAAAATCGCACAAGATTTAACGCTTTGCCTAAGTCCGCCCTCGTCCTGTCTTATCCCTGTTATTGTTATAGGTCTATCATTTTCTTCGCTCCATTTTGCTACTGGCTCTTTTTTGAGTTTATAACAACATTTATCAGAAACTTTCAACTTAAAGTTAGCCGTAAAATTGTATTTTAATTTATCAGGACATAAAAAACTTTCTTTAGTTCCTTTTCCCAAGTAATTTAATACAGTTTTACCAAGTCCGCTATGCTGAAATAAAGCCACTTTTTGACTATGTTCTTTACTCTTAAACGGATAGCCGTAAGTTTCAAGAATCTGTTTTATATTTTGTGAAGGTCTTATAATCTGCAAGCGTCCGTCACGCTTACCGTATTCCTTCACAAAATCAACTATTGCCCGATAATCAATCCCAGTGTTTATGTAAACTCTAGGAATCTGATTGTCTGGTAAAGCCAAATCAATCAATGCACTAAGCACCGTTGAATCTTTCCCGCCACTGAATGAGATGTAGGCTTTATGCTCCAAGTCATACAATTCATTCATTGATTTAATCTTCTGCAATCTGTCAGAAAGCAGAAACTCAAAGTCCGTCACGCTTACCGTATACGCAAGAAAATCTTGTATACACGGATTTATTTACTTGCTATAAAGCCACGGTTTCAAAAATTACGCTTCTACCACAATTCGCAGAAAGCAACCTAGTCTACTAGGATTCTA